TGATGCAGTAGCTGACGCCATTAGAAAACGTTCAGCAACAACAGCGTCAGCTACAGTTGGTACAACATCAGAGGGTACTGGTTTAAGACCTGATCAAGGAGTAGGAACAAACACACCAACTCCAATAAGAGAGGGTGCAGGATTAATTGATCCATATGGTTTGGGTCCAACTAATAAGTCTAGCTCAGATGATAATAATCCAGTAAATAATCCTAGATTTGGGCCTACAAGATATGATTATGGTCCGGGTAGTATGGACCCAACAGGAGGTTTTGATAATTCTGATCCATTTGCAAATCCACTAAGTAAATTAGGATGGCGCGGTGACCCACCATTTGGACCATAGGTAGTAAAAGTATATGTCAACAGTAAAATCAAATGATGCAATGACGATACTCAATAAGCCGGCTTCAGCTAGCGAGCCAGGCGGCACCGATGCCATACGTTTTCCTTATCCGGTTGTAGGTATTGTTAAAGATAATATTGATCCTTTTAGACAAGGTGCAATTCGTGTATGGATTGAAAGCAGTGAAAACGTTAATACGAATCCTGATGATGATCGCAGTTGGGTTACATGCTATTTTTTAAGCCCATTCTTTGGAGCTACAGAAGCTTCAGGTGGAACAGATACATATGGTACATATAAAACAAATCCATCAAGCTATGGAATGTGGTATAGTCCTCCTGACTTAGGATCAAGAGTTTTATGTTTATTCGTACAAGGTAAGCCAAGTCAAGGTTATTGGGTAGGTGGTATACCTAATCCATTGCTATTACACATGGTTCCGGCTATAGGTGGTAGAGAAGACGTAGTACCTAATAAGGGTGAAGCAGCGAGCATGGCAGATGCTCCGCGATTACCTGCTGCAGGTCTTAACACTAACAACCCTGCGATATCTGATGGAATAACTTATTTGGATGAAGCTACTCCGGTACATAGTTATACAGCAGCAATACTACAGCAACAAGGTTTAATTCGTGACGCTATACGAGGTGTAATAGGTACTAGCGCAACAAGAGAAAGCCCAAGCAGAGTTGGATGGGGTGTTAGCACACCGGGTAGACCAATTTATGCAGGCGGATACGACGATACTAATTTAACAAAAGCTTTAGATGAAGGTATTGATCAAACACAATTAAAAGTTATAGGCAGACGCGGTGGACATAGCATCGTAATGGATGACGGCGATATATTAGGTAGAGATCAATTAGTAAGAATTAGAACTGCCGGCGGTCACCAAATTATGATGCATGATAAAAATCAAATTTTATCAATACTTCATAGTAACGGTCAATCATACATTGAGTTTGGTAAAGAGGGTACGATTGATATGTACTCTACCAATAGTATTAATATGAGAAGTCAGGGTGATATTAACCTACATGCTGACCGTGATGTTAATATCAATGGTAATAAAAATACAAAAATTAATACTAATGGCGATTTAGAACTCACATCAGCTAAAAAGACAAAACACTTAGCCGGGTCAACTTATGAATTAAGTTCTGGTATGATAATGACTATCAAAGGAGGATTAGGACTAGCCATTGAGAGTGGAGGTATAGCTAGCTTTAGTGGAGCATTACTTACATTTATAAAAGGCAAAGTATTATTATTAAACACATTAACTAGTCCATTAATTGCTAAAGATGTTAAAGGTAGTGACATTGTTACAAATATTGATAACGTTTGGACTCCAGATCAAGGGTTTGTTAACGTACCTAATGCTATTGCCTCAATTTGTAGTAGAGTCCCTGCACACTATCCTTGGGATGATAGTAATAAAGGTGTCGATCTTAAGGTCGACTTATCAAAAGCAAATGCCATACCTGATAATCCAAACGAACAAGTTGAAAAGTTAAACCAAGAGGCTGCACAAATAGAAGGTCAGATAGCATCAGGGGCAAATGCTAATACACCATTCGCTCAAAGTAATCGTAACGGCTATGCAATAGTCGATGTAAATGGCAGAAAAGAAATACGCATTGGTCCTGCAGGAATGCCAATTCAACAGTTAGAGAATGGCGGAATATTAAAGCCTGGCGCAGCAGCATTAATTGAAAACAATTTAAACAGAGGTATGCCTGCGGAACAAGCCTTTGCAACAAACTTGTTTACAGGAAAGGCTGGCGCAAAGAACTTCCAAGAGCTTGTAGCAAGCTACTCGGCACAAGCGTCAGGAGCTAACCAATCATATCAAAGAGCCCAAACAGAATTGATACAAGCTGGTGTTGTTACTGGTAGAGCAGCTCCAGGGCAAGAAGCAGGAGTAACACTAGCAGCAGCAACAAATGGAACAGCAGCAGTTGCAGCCAGAGTAGCGCAATCTACTGGTAGCAGTACAGCAGCAAATATAGCACGTAAAACAGATCAAATTGCACGAACAGTAAACTTAGGTAACCAAGCTGTAAATGCTGTAAACACCGCAGATAAACCAATCACTGCTGCGATACAGTTTATGGAAAGAAATCCAAAGTTTGCTGGTAAAATTGATTATAGCAGAGGTACTACCGGAGCCGCATTAAGTGTTGTTAAGGAAGGTATAGGCAGACTAGAGGCAGGGCAACCAGTAAACTTAGGCGCATTAGCAGCGGCTAAGGGTATTGAAAGATTTACTAATTTTAGTATTCGAGGTACTAGTCAGGGAGGTCTTTCTGGATATGTAAGTAATCAGTTTATTAACGCAGCAAATACCTTTACATCTTCATTCACTAACAATTTAAAGAGTAATTTTAGAAATAATGTAACAGGTACTGTTGCAATTAATTCAGCATTTGCACAAGCGGGATTAGCAGCACAATCAAAACTTATTGGGTTGCAAACGACTGCACTTGGTGCAGCGTCATCTATTAAGGCTGCTGGTATGTTCTTACAGGCAGGACAATTTAGTTTGGCAAGTAATGCTTTGGCAAGTGGATTAGGAAGCATACCAGGCATTGGTGGTTATGTCACTACAATTAATAACGCAGTGCAAACAATCAGAACAGCAGTTACACAATTGCCAGGACAAATTAAAGAGGTATTTACTGCATTTAATAATGCAACCAAAGCTGTAAGTTTCGCTAATAAGACCAGTCAGTTGACTGGAGTTACAGTGGGAGCAAGCAAGGCAACTCAAGGACTTTCTGGAATACTTGGAGGTCCAGCAGGAGGAGGTCTAAGCGGTATATTCGGTTCTGCTAAGGCAGGATTCGATAGTGTCGTACAAGCTGGTTCAGCAGCATTAGGAAGTGTGTTTAATATAATGAACGCAGTTGCTTCTATTGCTAGCTTGTTTGGTGGCAAACGTAAGATTAGAAAGGGTGTAAGTAAAGAAAAAACAGTTTCACGTACAGGTATCAATAAACAAATTCTAAGCACAATAGGCGATCCCAAAATACCACCACCAATTTTCATAGAAGGTGTAAGTGAGTTACAAGTACAAGAATTAAACAAGATGAGAGAAAGAGCAAGACAGCAAGTTCTCAATAGAGGAGTAAATGCAAATAATCCTAACAATCCTGCTAATCAGGGTGTTGCAGGAATTCCTAAAAATGTCATCAGTGATAGTACAATGGGAGGACAATTTACAAATAGCTTTGCACCGGGAACAGTACGTACTAATGCAGGCTCAACAAACTTTAACGGAACAGGTGTAGCAACGAGAACAATACAAGCTGAAGATGCACAAGCACTAAGCACTGAAGTAAGAAATATTGCATTAGCAAGACAACAATATGACTTTGTAGCAGCAAATTATCCACAGGGTAGCCCAGAAATTTTAGCAGCAAAAAATAAAGTTGATAGCCTTACTGCGCAAAATCAATTAAGCAGTACATCGCTTAATACTCCAATACCCATTACACCAACTAATCCAACTCAGTATAGAATTGAACAAATACCTGCAAAATATAGAGGATTTTACGCAAGGTTTAGAAAATTACCCCCTGAAGCTAAAGTCCTACCTGATGGAACTATAATATAATAAATACATTATGCCACAATATCTTGGATTTAGTACAATTAATGCTAATAAGCCGCGATCAACTAACATGGTCAATGGTATTGATGGTGGTCCTGGCGGAATAAGAGAACCTATTGTTTGGGGTAAAAAATTCAAATTAGTAGACGAAAAGTTGGTTATACAAGACTTTATGAATGCTCTAAACATACGTCTAGGAGAAAAAGTAGGACAACCTCAATACGGTACTACATTATGGGACTTTATATTTGAGCCCAATACTCCTGATGTGCAAGGGCAATTAGAAATAGAATTACGTAGAGTTGCAACACTAGATCCTCGTTTACAGGTTAATACTGTCAAAGCAAGTCCTGTTCAAAATGGTATTTTAATAGAAATGCAAGTTGCTGTAGCACCTTTTAATAATCCGCAAGTTTTAAGTATTTTCTTTAATAGCGGTTTAAATTCAGCTAGCTTACAATAAGTAAAAATCCACTTTTTCTAATTTGATAAATACATAAACAGAGTTTTATTATGGCTACAAGTTCAAGACAAGCAGCATTATTCGGTATAAATGATTGGAAAGCAATCTATCAAACTTTCCGTGAAGCCGATTTCCGTAGCTATGATTATGAAACATTACGTAAAAGCTTCATAGACTATTTGCGTGTATATTATCCTGAAACATTTAATGACTACATTGAAAGTAGCGAATATATCGCATTGCTTGACGTTATGGCATTCATGGGTCAGGGTCTTGCATTTAGAAATGACTTAAACAGTAGAGAAAACTTCTTAGATACAGCAGAACGTAGAGACAGTGTAATTAAGCTTGCAAATCTTGTAAGTTACACACCAAAACGTAATTTATGTGCTGAAGGATATTTAAAAGTTACAAGTATTCAAACAACACAAAATGTTGTCGATTTAAATGGTACAAACCTTAGCAACATACCTGTATTATGGAACGATCCTGCAAACATTTTCTTTTTAGAACAATTTAACGCAATCATTAATGCTGCTTTAATTGACACACAAAAAGTAGGTCGTCCTGGTAATGTAAGTGATATATTAGGCGTAGTCACAAGCGAATACTCAATTAAAATACCAACTAATACATTACCTATAGCTCCTTTTCAAACTAGTATAGACGGCACTACAATGTCCTTTGAACTAGTAAGTGTGAGTAGTGTAGGTAAAGATTATGTTTATGAAATTCCTCCTGCCCCAAGCGGCAAATTTAATATTTTATATAGAAATGATCAACTAGGATATGGTAGTGCTGATACAGGATTTTTCTTTTACTTTAAGCAAGGCATATTACAAAATGTAGATTTTAATTTTGCTCAACAAATTTCAAATCAAATAGTTGATATTAACATTGAAGGCATTAACAATACTGATACTTGGTTATACCAATTAAGCGCAGATAATAACTCAAGAATTTTATGGCGTCAAGTAGACAATGTTTATGCTAATGCATATTTGCAAACTGAAGGAAGCAATAGAGAAATATTCAGTGTTAACAGTAGATTTAACGACCAAGTAACTTATGTATTTGGTGATGGCGTATTCAGTAAAATACCTGTAGGTACATTTAGAGCATATGTACGCGCTGGAAATGGATTGACTTATACTATTGATCCAAGCGAAATGCAAGGTGTAAGCGTATCCTTTAACTACATAAGCAGAGTTGGAAAAATTGAAACTTTAACAGTAGGATTATCATTAACAAATCCAGTGTCTAACGCACAGGCACGTGAAACATTACCTGATATAAAACAACGTGCGCCAACTCGTTACTATACACAAAATCGTATGGTCAATGGAGAAGATTACAATAATTTCCCATATACACTATACAGTTCTATTATTAAATCAAAAGCAGTAAATCGTAGTAGTATTGGTGTAAGCAAAAATTTAGATTTGCTTGATCCTACTGGCAAATACTCAAGTATTAATAGTTTTGGTAGTGACGGTGCGTTGTATCAAACAGACATTGATGGTTTTTTAAATTTAACAATTATTGATCAAAGTGATATTATTGAATTTTTGTCTGTAGATTTGGCAACAGTACTTGCTTCAAATAAAGCAAATCAATATTATATTGAAAATTATCCTCGCTACGACTTAAATGCAGCAAGCGGCGACGGCACATTGTACTGGCATAGTAGCACAGTTGATGCAAACAGTCAAACAGGTTATTTTTATAATATTTCATTAAACACACAAGTACCTTTAGCAATTGGTTTATTCAACAGTAATAATGCAAAATATATTACACAAGGAGCATTAGTACAATTTACTGCTCCGGCAGGATTTTACTTTAATGATAAAAACAGATTAGTATCAGGTATACCAGGACCAAATAATCCAACAAGCATTTGGACTACTGTTTTATCTATAAACGGAGATGGTAGTAATAACGGTCAAGGTAATTTTGCGAATGGCACAGGGCCAGTAACATTAAATGGTT